CCTCCCGTTGGGTTGGGAGGCAAGCCGATTGGAAACCGGCCACACGTTGTTCTGGAATTTGGCGTGAGTCAAGTTCTGGAGTCAGGAGGGTAGATGGTTGAGAAGACACGCGCGAAGACCGAGCTCATCCCGTATACCGTGGATGGTAACATCTCTTCTTTTCGCACCGTTTACAGTTCATCTGAGCATATGGTGGATTCCTCCACCACGGGCTCGGCTAGGACTGACACGGACGCGGTGGATAGGTTCCTTGCGGACCCTACCAAGAAGAGCGACTTCCATCTGGCACTACAGGAATCCGCTCGGAGCGCAGGCGACGTCGGTCTATCTCACTTTCGAGTGGATAGAACCGATCGTTCGTGGTCTCCCGCACACGCAAATCTGGTCGGTAACACTGGCCAGAAGAGCAAAGTAACGGGATTCACGCTTCAAGAACCATCACTCGCACAGTTCCCGACGCTAGTTCCGTTCGTCCCGCTGAAAGAAGCGGACGCGACCGGAATCGGTCAGGCTCTCTACGACCGTGCCCTACCAAATAGGGCACAAGCTGACATGGGAGTGACGCTCGCGGAAATCATGTTGTCGCCTCGACAGGCGCTCATGTTTCCAAGTTCGGCACTAGCACGTCAGCTCGCGCAGCGAAGGGCTGCCGGTAGATTGACCTCTCTGGTCTCGAAGGGTGATACCAACGATATCAGAGTGGTACGAGCTGCGAGAGATCGTCTGAAAGAAATCCGAGGCCTTCCCCTAGGGGATGCTCGGGCGGCCGCAGACGATTACCTTGCGTATGTTTTCGGTGCTCGACCGACTGTCCAAGATCTGGACAATCTAGCAGAGAGCATCAGTCGCTCCCGCAATCAAGCGGAGACGATGGTTAGATCATCTAACCGAAGACTACGCGGAAGGGAGTACCGACCGGAGAAGATCCGGGAGGCCTCCAGATTCGCCGTACAGAACCACTTCATGTCCAATGTGGGCAACACGTGGGGCTTGTACGACGCGCAGACGCACTGGTTCCACCAGTCCCGTCAAAGGACTTGGTGGTCGGGCGCGTTCCGGTATACCGCGAGGGATGCCGAAACATGGCTTGACCAGAGCGCGGACTTCTTCCGCCACATTGACCTGTTAACAGGCATTGGCGTGGACGTCCGTACTGCGTGGGATCTGATCCCGTTTTCCTTCCTCGCTGACTGGTTTGCGAACACTGGTTCTTTCTTGGAGAATCGGCAAATTGTCGCAGACTACAACATCGCCTGCGAGTATGGGTATGTAATGACCCATACTCGGACTACCCGGGATATGACAGCGACCGGAACTTTCCGGCGCGCATCGACAAATCCCGCAACGATTGCCTTCTTTGGGCAATCGGCTGCCGCTACCTCATATCGGTACCGTACCGAGGTGAAGGAGCGTTTCAGGTGCAAGAGCTTCGGTTTCCGAACCGACTTTTCTGCTCTGAATCCGCAGCAGTGGGCGTCGTTGGTAGCCCTAGGGCTATCCAACGCACCAGGTAATCCTCCTACGATTCGTTCGTAGGGAGCCACAGCCCTCCCGGAAAGTCCGGGAGGTTCACACGCCTTATGGAGGCGCATGACCCCAGAATGGAGCACACATCATGGCCCTTGCTGACCCTCAGTCTCTGCCGACTACGCCGACGGCGACGTCACTGGATCGGATCACCACAGCTCTCGGAGCGTTCGCCTCGGCGGACACCACCTACGAGCTCACGGTGCAGCACTCCCGCAACTCGAGGACTCGACACGTCGTCAAGCTCTCGCAGCGGAAGATCTCTGCTGACCCTCTCCTCCCCTCCCAGAACCGCGAGTACACGCAGAGCGTTCACGTGGTCATCGACCACCCGCTCTCGGGCTTCACGGCTTCGGAGGTGACGTCGTTCGTTGACGTGTTCGTCAACTACCTGAAGACGGCTGGCCTCACGGCCAAGATCGTTCAGGGACAGAGCTGAACCAGTTCGCATGAGGCTATGAGACCTTGGATGCCTATCCCTATTGGAGGGATGCATGAAAAGCCTCGTAGCTCTCGCGCAGGCACTTCTAGAAGATGCCTGCAACCAGTACTCACTCGACTCCTCTCGGGATCGCAAAACGATCACCGAGCGCCATGGCAAGGAGGGCGAACCCTTCCTTACCATCACACTGGATGCCTATAGGGTGGCGTTTGAAGCCGCCCTAGAAGCAGGCACCTGGGACAACATCCTTATTCCGGGATTCCGGAAGGATGGACAGCTCCCCGCATTCCTGCGGGGTTTTGTCTCCCTTGTGTTCCAGAGGAATGGACAGATTCGATCGAACCCTGATTGGACCGCCGTAAAGGCGATCCGTCAGCTCACTGGCTTTGCAGCCAAGATGAGAGTCGAATGCGATCCCCGATACGTCCTTCGTGCCCTTGACGACTTCAAACTCGTCGATGCACGCGCGACTACCGGAAGCAACCCCGCCCTCAAGGCGGTGTTTGCGGATCTCTTCGATGGCGTGATGCGCGATGTCGAGACTCGTCTCGACAACTTCGACCTCCACGTAAAACATGGAGACGGAGCCTCGCAGGACAAACTCCTACCGAACTCTCGGTGGAAGTTTCCCAACTGGGAAGAAGGACTAGAGCCCTTCTTCCCGTCCTACGAGTACGCGTATCTGAACCCGCGGCATGCCGCGGTCGATCGAACCACAGAAGCAGCGACTGCACCCGTCCGGGTGCAGTTCGTCCCCAAGACTGCGAAGGGTCCAAGGACCATCGCAATCGAGCCGAGCTGGCGTATGTATTGCCAGCAAGGCTTGTGGAACGCACTGTCAGAGAGCATCGAAAGACGCGGTCTCCCTCC